GGCATTTCGTCGTCTTCGTCTTCTGATTCTAAGTCAATCTCCTCATCCTCTTCTGATTCAGATTCTAAGTCAATCTCCTCGTCCTCCTCCTCTTCCTCTTCTTCCTCCTCTTCCTCCTCCTCTTCCTCTTCCTCTTCCTCTTCCTCTTCTTCCTCTTCCTCTTCCTCTTCCTCTTCTTCTGATTCATATGAATCATCTGTGCCATATTCTTCATTAAATTCAAACTCGTCTTGATATTCTGAATTATCCACTGAATTATCCACTGAATTATCTATAGGTGTATCCTCACATTTCTCCATTATTGTGGGAAGTTCTTCAGTTTGTGAATATTTACGCTTAGATGGTGTTAAATTACGTCGAACAGTAGGGTAATGAATTTTATTTTCAGGAACATCTTGCATAAAATATTTCTCTATTTTCTTAAGAGCAGCAATAGCAGCCTGTCGCATGGGGCGCGTCGATGAAGTGATTTGTTTTTTGGAAGGGTACTCCTCTTCGGAAGAAGAATCATAATCAATTAAATCACTGATATTTCCGTGTTCATCTACATCCGAATCATTATCATTATCTGAACGTTTTTTACGTTGTGATTTATCAGCGGACATTCTACTTAGTACAGTTAGTTTAGTCTATGGAATAAATGATGCGTATTTATTTACAAGATTACAAAATCAAATTTTTTAATATTAGTATTTATATGATAATATTAAAAATAGGAATTGTCATAGCATAGTGATAGGATAGTGATAAATAGTGATAGCCCACTCATAAATAGGAATATCTTTATACGTGTTTATCTCATATATTTTATTTTCTATGACGCTTCTTCATAAGAGAACGTATTTTCTTAGCCGTTTTACTATTCATACGTTTTGATAGCGTCTTCATACGTCGGGTAGTATTTTTTACCAAAGAGTGTAGACTTCTTTTAATAGTTTTACGCACCCGTTTTACAACTTTTATCGTTTTTGGTATCATCGATAGACGCATTTTCTATTACTATCCCATATTAAAATTGTTGAATACTTTCATAAATATCAAGAAATGTAAATCGGGCTTTATTGCTCATTCCTACACATTCAGGTACACGAACTGTCAATGGTTTAATACGTGTTATCATATCACGCTTGAATACTTCACGAATGGCCGTAATACACTTTGTAGAATCACTATCGTGTGGTAGAGATGTCTTAATCGCCTTTACAATTTTCATCAAACAATCCGCAAATTCCTCATTTAATTTGATAGACTCTTGAATGCCCTGATTCAGTTCAATCTGTGTGATAATCGTTGTAATGGTCTTAATAAAGGTAGATACATCAATACAGTCATGTTTAATAAGTTCAGCGAGAAATTGCGAATATCCGCGGCGATATTTCTTTTCAATATTGCGTTTGCATAGTTCATTGTAGTTTTCAGAACTGGAATCCATTTCTTCAAAGATTTTCATATATTCAGCAAATAGGTTTTCCATTTCCGTCAGTAGTACAGGATATCGCGTACTCAATTCGCTCAAAAGACGCGCATATAGTGGACAGAAAATCTCCTCTGAAGCTGCTTTCTCAAAGACAATATTCATAAAACATTTTATCATATCGGTCTGACCACTGTCAATAATATGGGTGATAAATTCCCTAATTTCATTATAATTTGGTTCACTGAACTTATTAAGCTTTCCGAGAAGAATCGTATTAAGAATAGTATCCTCCACTTTTCCCGTTGTTTTCTTAAATTTGCTCACATATTTTTGAGTGGGTGGACGAAATCCATCTACACTGTCTTGATATGTGTTATGTACAACACGTCTTGCGTCATTTGTGGTAGATTCAACAGGTGTATCTTTTTGTGGAACACGGGGGCGATTTCCAAAAGCGTGTACCTCGGAACGCGAACCATTTGTAGCTGGTTGGCGATTATGAAATGCACCATTTTTGGAAGGATGTGCGGCTCGTGGAGCCGGCGTGTTGCGCCACTCCACTTTTTTCCAACCGTTCTGGTCAGATCCACTCATAATACATTGTTGAATACCTTCAATTGCCTTAAGAGTGTTGATGGAAATGGTTGGGTCCCGGATATCCTTTCGTAAAGCACGAATGTTCTGGATATCCTCTTTGATTGACGCCATACTATTCAGTAGTGGATAAAATGTTTAAGCTTGGATTAGATACTATTACGGTGATAGTTCATTTACTTTTCAAATTTTACAAATAAATGATGTGCTATAATTTGATGAAAAAGATGATGGAATTCATAAGATGAGTTCAGTGGAAGCTATTATAGAAATAGAGACTTTATCTTCATGGCTTCATTTACAAACGTCAACCTCCAAACAATGCCTATCAGACCAATTACATAACTGGACGCATGATGTAAAACGACTTCTGTATTTAAGTGAAAAATTCAAACGATTTAAGGCTGCATTTGAAAAAGACCCCTCTTTTTTTGGAGAATGTCATGCTATCTTTACAGAAATAGCAGATATCGAAAAGCAACTCCACCCTCTTCTTTATAATGATTCCAAATTGGAAAAAGAATCCTATAATGAAATTTTATTCTTCCATCCCATTCTACAACCTCTCAATTTTGTACCTATTTTGCTATCACTATGGGCAACCATACGCATTTATGTACTGCCAGGAATGTCATTAATTTTTCCAATACTTACATTACTCGCCCCCTATTTTGTATTAAAATTTCTATTTAATCTTCCCATGACATTTTCAAATTATATGAATATTTTACAATCCATTCTTTCGGGCAATATTCAAGGCATGTTTCAGTCTCAACCAACTATTCCGACTTCATCATCGCCTGTCCTATTTCTAAAACAATTTGGTATTATTGTTATGACATTGATACAGGGCATTGTTCAGCCCTATTGGAGTTATAAACATTTACATTCAATTGATACTATTATTAATGACCATGGAGAACTTGTCATACGATTTGAAACATTGTATCATTCATTGGAGGAAAAACTTACACAAAGAGGATTTACCTTTCGAAAGTGCCCTCTGCCACCACTATTAAGTAAACGCAATGCAACCGCGCGTATTATGTTAGAATCCTCCTATTTTAAATTAGCATTGAAATACATTGGGTCGCTCGAAGTTATGATGCGACTTGCTCATAAACCAGATATTCATCCTGTTCAGTGGATAGCGAAGAAAGGGCCACATCCTGTTTTTAATATAAAAGATACATTTGATTTTCATGTTCCTGAAGCATCTCGAAAGACAGTATCTGCAACATTTTCTACTAAACAACATGCTCTTCTTACAGGGCCAAATAAAGGCGGCAAATCAACCGTTCTTCGAGCTCTTTCTATTAGTGCACTACTGGGCCATACATATGGATGTGCATTAGGCCATCTTACATCTACACCATTTCATAACCTATTTGTCTGTTTAAAACCAGACGACCTCCCTGGTTCAAAATCGCGTTTTGAGCGCGAAGTAGAATTTACTTCCTCCACTCTCTCTCATACTGAACCCATTTTGATTATGATTGATGAATTGTATCACTCTACCAATCCGCCCGATGCGCTACGTAGTTGCCACATTTATTGTGAACAACTCTGGAAAAAACCAAATGTAGTCAGTATCATAAGTACTCATTTATTTGAATTGGTAGAACATGCGCCGGCAAATATACAACGTATTTGCTGTCCTGCATCCATTAATAAAGATGGAGATATTATCTTTAGCTATGAATTAGACCAGGGTATATGTAAAGTAAGCAGTGTAGATACATTACTAAAACAATATTCATTTATTCTTCCGCAGATAGCGATTTAATTATGATGCGATTGTTCTCCAATTTGAAAAACCATTCATACCCACAGAATGAGTTATCTAAGTGATACACTAACCGTTGGAGTACTGCTAGTATTACTATTTGGTTCTATTGCGCTATACCTATATACTCGTATTCAACAGGCAGAACAGAAGATTCATTTGTTGGAATCTATTTTGCTCGATCTTAAAATGAGTTCTGAAATTCAATCCTATACAGATCTACCGGCAGATACAGAAATACATAGAGCACCGCCATCTCCTGTGCATTCACATTCTACGGTAGTGGAAACAAAGAAAGAGGATGATTATGTTCCATTTGAGGAGGCAAAAGAGGGAGCAGAGGAGGTAGAAGAATATACAAGTCTTGACGATGCTGTCCAGGAAATGCCATTAGAACATTCTATTTCTATCAGTGAAGAACCTCTTGAATCAGAGGCAAATGTAGTTGATTATGACACAATGAAACTCAAGGAACTACAGACACTTGCGAAGTCAAGAGGCATTTCGGGTGCCGGTTCGATGAAAAAGGACCCACTGATCGAAGCACTAAAAACGTCAGATCGAATTGTCGTGAAGCCCGGTTCTACAGGAATGTTAGGTGCGGGGTCCAGTTCATTTCTAGAAACAAGTGCTTTGGTTAGTGATGAGTCTCTATGATTTCATAACCAATAGTAAAGAGAGATGGCAGAGCTTAATCAACCTGGATTTCGAAAAGATACTCTCCCCAATTTATTTAGCACTCCTGCATTTGGTACAGAGTATCGTGCAGCACGTGAAGCAGCTATTCCACCAGCTAAAGACATATATCCTGCCAGAGATTCCAGATATCCTGCCTACGCAGGCCCGATGCAGGATGGTCGTATGGTAACAGATTACAGACCACAATGTAGCAAAAACATTCGCCCCGCTATACAGAATTCTACCAAATTATGGATGATTCATCATGCTGACGAACTCATGGATGAATCCCGTCGTAGACAAGTAGAATGGTCAGGTGCTTCTTTACCTATGGCAAATACCGTTCCTCCTCCTGCCAACATTGTGTATTCCAATCCTTTCTACTCTGAAGTGGTTCCCACTGAACTACCTACTGGACTTGGTGTAGAACGTGCAAATGCAGAAGCGCCTATGTTGTTTGGAACATTTGAATATCAGCCCACCATGGGGGAAATCCAAAACAATCGCAAAAATATTTCCCTCACAAGTCGCTATGAAGGCGGTCGTAATTCAGTGCGTGGAGTGTTCTAAATGTGATGTTATTTCATAATATGGATAGCCATATACACATTATGAAATGATTTATAATAGTAGTGTCCATTACCTGCGTAGGTGGTCATATAAATCTTTATATTTTTCATGATAGATTTTTATTTGATCGGATGTAGGTCTAAAAGGAACAGGGCATAATGAGTCTCGTATTATGTGTCGAAATCCTTCACGTGCTATATTTTCTGTATCCGTGTCCAATTTATTTACTTTTATTTTGACATTGTGTGGTGTTGACATTCTATTTATGGTTTTATAATAGAATGGCGTGCTTAACAAGTTGCATGATTTCTGCGATATTTATTATTGGTATGATTTATTTTTATACCATGACTGGAAAAAGTAATATTGTACAACAATATCGTTCATCCTTATCGCCTGAAGAACTAATACGATATGATACAATTGCAAAAGAGAGAATGATAATATCGTATCAAGGGTACGTATTGGGATTTATTCTTTCACTTATCATCATTTATTATCATTCCAAAACAAAAATGAGTACAATATCGCTTGTTTGTACAGTGATTGCGACAGCATCTATCACCAATTATTTTTATTACATGCTACACCGAAAATCAGATTGGATGTTGAATCATGTTCGTGAAAAGAAAGATGTTGATAATTGGCTCAAAATGTATCGTAGCATGTCATACAATTATCACTCTGGATTAGCTCTTGGTATTGTTGCAGTGGCTGTATTTGCATTTGCATTTCGATGCTAATGTGTTATGAAATGTTATGATATATACGAAAGATTACTTCCACATGTATCAGGCTGTGGGTCAGTATGAGAGAAATTGTGTCCAAAATTATTATGTAGTACATAATCGGAATGGGGACGCGGTTCAAATTCTGCAAGTTGATCGGAGTGAGAAAAGGAGCGGCGATTAATTTGTATCTCTTCGTCGTCGTGTTGACGTTTTCCTAATACAGTGTGAGATGCGACAGGTTTTTTATTCATGGTAATGGTAAAAGTATATTCGCCTAATTGGATAGAATTTGTATATGTCATAGCAACTGCACTTGATTCCATGAGAGGAATTAGTGTAGCACACATTTCTTGCGTACTCTGTAAAATAGTCTGTGTAATGGATTGCATGGTATTGCTTTGTATTACTTTGTATTACGTTGTATTACGTTGTATTGCGTAGCGTGTTGTTATTTCTATAGATGTGGCAATTCTCAAATTTATATAAAATGGCAGCCTACTTTTTTTGAAGTGTATCTAATTTCTTTTCAATATTCTCCAGATCTTGTTTTAGATCATAATATACACCAAGCACTCTGCCGCTAAGCGCAGCAGTACATAGAAGCGTAAATAGATTTACTTTATAGGTCGTACTGAAAATATTTCTGCTTTCAGGACATACATACGATGAATACAATGAAAATGATCTTTTAGATAAATAGGAGCGAAGAAATGACATGAGTATATGATGCTATTGCCCTTTATGCTTATAAAAATTTGAAAGATATTATTTCCTTCTTATACTTATAAAATATGCCGACTCGATTGTCCTATGACACGGTGCGTGATTATATACATGAGAAAGGGTATGAGTTGATTAGTAAGGAATATGTAAAATCTACCAATATGCTGGAAATAAAATGTGCGGTATGTCATAAAATATATAAACAAAATTTTACATTATTCAAAAAAGGTTATTTCCATCCATTCTGTCAAAATGAAGAAAGAATACCATTTGGAGGATATAAAACTCCATTTGTATTAGTTCCTATTATTTGTGTAGTGTGTAATAAAGAATTTCAACCAAATTATTCAAAAAGAACATGTTGCTCTCATGCATGTTCTAAAAATATTTGGAAAACTCCTGAATATATAGAAAAGGGAAAAAAGAATGGCAAAGAAGGTGGTAAAATATCTGCAACAAGACAATCAAGAAGAAGCAAGAATGAAATATACTTTTCAGAATTATGTTCTGCATATTTTACCATTACAACAAATGAACCATTCTTTGATGGTTGGGATGCAGATGTTATTATTCATTCAGAAAAAATAGCAGTTCTATGGAATGGTGTATGGCATTATAAACAAATTAGTAAATCACAATCTCTTCTTCAAGTTCAAACTCGCGATAAGATAAAATTCGATAGGATTGAGAAGGCTGGTTATATTCCTTACATCATTAAAGATATGGGGAAATACAATAGAAATTTTGTAGAACAAGAATTTGAGATATTCATGATGATGCGGATGTCGTTGCGGATGTCGTAGCGAATGGTCGAATAAAGGGTTTAAAGAAGTATTACTCAAGTATGGTAGGGAGAAATCCCTCATCATGTACAAATAGCTCAGTTTGGTAGAGCATCGCTCTTATGAGGTGACGGTCGTTGGGTTCGATTCCCACTTTGTACAAGTAGCTATTCTGAAAAATTCTTAATTATTCAGTATAGCTTTCTAAAATCTAAATTAAAAAAATCTAAATCATAAATAAAATTCCCAAAGCAATCGTTCCTATCGCTCCAACGACAGTGTAGTATCCAGAAGAATAAGATGAAGCCTCTACAAGAGTCTCTCGACTTATAATAGCGTCCTGTCGCGTCGCATGAATGGCGTCTTCAATCGTATTGAGCGATTCTTGTTGAGAATAAACAGTTTCATGTAAGATATCCATACTTTCTTTGAGGAGTTGGACGTCGTTATGTAATGAACTAGTTATATCACTCATTTATATAGAGTATATAAAATAATTAAAATCGCCGAATGAGATTAAAATCGCCGAATGAGATTAAAATCTCCTAATAGGAGTATGTATATCAGTGGGAGTACAGCAGAAAAGCCAATCAAGAAACAACCCGAATGAGGAACAGCATTCTTCGTCCTGCAAAGCGGGTGCTCTATTTTTTTCCTTATGTATATGATTGGTCTGATAAGTAGATGTTTTCAAATCCTCCACAGAATCAAGAAGATTTAAATAAAGAGGCGGAGGCTGTTCGGTAAAGACTTCAGAATATTGTTCTCTACAATCATCAAGATGTTCCTCTGAATAACGTGCTTGATAGGGGTTGTCGATACGCGCAATTAAAATAGGGGAGGACACAACGGTTGTATCATGTGTGTCAGTTTCCATTAATCTACTAGATAAGAATATAAACTACATACAAGTATAACCTTATAATGATAAAAAAGATTCTCGCATTTGATATTGGAATTAAAAATCTTGCCTTCTGCCTCTTGGAAAATAACGCAGTGCTTGGTTTAGAGAATTGTAATTTGTTAGAACCCGTCGAATCCATTTTGTGTCATCAATGTGTGCACAAAGCATCCTATACAGCAAATCATAATCCCTGTTGTAAGAGACATCTTCCTAAGACTTATTTGGTACTACCCGAATTAATGGGAAAGAAATTACCCGCAAATAAAGTACTACATGAATTGGTCCGAACACACGGATGTGTTGCGACTGGAAAAACAAATAGTAATTATATCGAAGCCTTATCTACAAAGTGTGCATTTCATTTGGAGCAACCAAAACAAGCTAACGCATCAAAAGTATCATTGGAGCATATTCATGATTGTCTTCGCGCATTTGTTAAAGAAAAATGGCATATTTTTTCGGGGGCAACACATGTTCTATTAGAAAATCAACCAGCTTTTAAGAATCCGCATATGAAATCGGTTCAAGTACTTCTATTTGCTACGCTGAGAGAGCAATTCTTATCTCATCAGCAAACACCTTCCTATCATTTGGTTCATGCAAAGAAGAAAGTAGATGCTGAAAAAGGTGATGCAGGTTATTCCGAACGAAAGCATAAATCGGAAGAAAGACTGATTCAGCTTTTTGAACAGGGAGTACTACAAGTATCACCTCTTTATGAAAGTTGGAAAACATCCAAGAAAAAATCAGATATGGCCGACGCTCTTTGTATGGCGGTTGATCATTCCTCTCTAGAAGTAAGATGAACATTCCTCAGACTATTTCGATGTCTATTTTTATAGTATACGCTATTCCAATTTGTCTTTATTTTTATACAAAAGATCCTATTCATATCAAGGCATTTATTGGATTAGTAGGAACAAACACCATTTCAGAATTTATTAAACATTTTTATATAAAAGATTCCAGTCCCCGCCCAGAGGGAGCTGCTAATTGTAATTTATTATGTAATAATGGAAATCAAGAAGGAAAGCCCGGTATGCCGTCATCACATTCTGCAACAACATCATTTTTTACATCATTTTATTATCAGCAAACAGATAACGGATTCATTCATACTGGGCTGATAGGATATAATATTCTTATGATGATGTCTCGTTATCTTACAAAATGTCATAGCATTCCACAGATTATCGTAGGAACATTATTAGGGATTGGAATATCACTAGGTATAGTGCGCCATTTATAGTGCTTAAAAAAACAGTGATGATGAAAGACATATGAGCATCGCTATAGCCGATATGGAAAATTTTATTGGAAACATGGGAAGCTCAGATATTCAGATTAGTTCCAATATTGGAAATGTAATTGAATTGGGTGATGAAGATTTAGGAAATGATTTTGGGGCGAGTATGTTATCCAATAGTCGTGTCTCCGCCCGCCCGGCACAGGGTTCTTCCCAGAGTGTATCTGCATTGGAGCCGCTACAAGACATTGGAATCGGCTCTTTGGAGCCATTGGAGTCTATTTCATTTGACCTACCGTCAAATCATACCTCGCCATTTGCCGATATTTCAGTCAACAAGCAGTCAGAGGATTCAAGTGTTTTTGCAAATCAGCAAACAGCATCGGGCCCTTCTATTAATTTGGCGGCGGCCAATCGTTTGAGCCCAGAGGAAGAGCGAAAGAAGAAGTCTGATATGATTAACAAGTTGAACCGTTTGGAGTCAAAGGGATATACCTTGACAAAGAGATTTACAATGGATAATTCATTGGACGAAATTCAGCAGGAGTATGACCGCCTGGTGGATGCGAAGAATTTGGAGGCATCTCTGCGATTCCAGCGCCAGTGTCTGATGGGTGTTGCAACTGGTGCAGAATTATTGAATAGTAAGTTCAATCCATTTGATTGGGAGCTGGATGGGTGGTCCGAGTCCGTTCATGAGAACATTGAGGATTTTGATGAAGTCTTTGAGGAACTCTATGATAAGTACCGCGGTCGTGGAAATATGCCACCTGAAATCAAGTTGTTGATGTCGTTGGTAGGAAGTGGATTCATGTTTCACATGAGCAATTCGTTTTTCCGTTCAAAGATGACCAACGCAGATCCATCTGATATCTTTCGCAATAATCCACAGTTAGCGAAGCAGTTTGCACAGGCGGCAGCGCAGCAGGCTGGTCCAGGATTTGGCAATTTTATGGGGGCGGCGATGGGAATGCCACAGCAGCAACAACAGCAATATCAGCAACAGATGGGCCCTGGCCCATTTAACCAGGCATCAAACGGAATGAATGCGCCACCGGTTCAGATGCCTCAGCATATGCAAGCATCGCAGCAGCAACAGGGGCCGCGTCGTGAGATGAAAGGTCCAAGTGGAGTAGATGATATTTTGAAGACGTTTCAGGAGGTTCGCAATGCGGAACTAGAAATTAATCCCATTTCGATTCCAATGCCCGAACCAGCCTATCATCAGCAACCAGCTCGTCAGGCGGCTGCAGAGATTTCCAGTATTCATACGACACCTCTGTCCGATGTAGGAAGTGATATGACTCGCACTGGTTCAACAGGACAGCGTTCGCGCGGACGCCGCAAGGCACAGACACCTGTCGGCAATACCTTTGAACTCAACTTGTAATACACTGATATAATGATTCAATATTAATAACATTCTTACAATAAGAATTATATTAATGTATTAGTAATGTAATAGTAAATTAATTGCGGAGTAGTAATAAGTTTGCAGCATAAATATCGGTATGAGGGACATCTTCTTCATCAGATGGAACATAACGCAATGATTTATCTAATGCATCTTGGGCGGGGCGGCTCGTCTTTTTATTGGTCTGATCAGCCGTCTGATAACGCTGTGCCTTCGCACTCAGTCGATGAAGAATTTCTTTCTCCTCAGGAGTCATTTCTTCACCAGGTTTGGGAGTATTTGAGCCATCTGCACAGGTAGACCCTGCTTTGCCTCCTTGTCCGAAGATGCATAATGCTGAATTTTCATTGAATAAATAACCAAGTAAGAGGACAAAGGTAAGCGTGGACCAGAAGGCAACCCAAATATTGCGAGTCGCAACAAAGAGAACGGTAAAAATAAGAATACGACGCACCCATGGAAGTTGTAAGAATTGTTCTTGTTTCTTCGTAACTTCTAAACTAATAAATCGCCCACCTAAATTGAGAATCAACATCATGAGACCAATAAAATAAGGATTATTATTAAAGATTTGAAGCAATCCATCAATAGGGCTTAATGCAATCATGCCCGATAGTTGCTGTCCAGCTAATGCGGCCGGAAGACTCATTCTGTTAGTAGTAAAGCTATGATATTGTTAATAATTTGTAAAAGGTGTGATAAGTACATTCATATCACTTAAATAAAAGAATACGATAAAAGCAACAACAATACCTACACGCGGACACCACATGGCAGAGGTAAGTACAAGAAGAATTACTAAAATGCGCCACCATGGATAAATATAAAGTTCCGTTAATTTCTTATTGTATTCTTCTTCAAATAATGTACTGTAATTAATAATAAGAAGACTGGCAATAAATATCGCTATCGCACGATAAACGCCATCAGTGCCTCCGTGAAATGATAAAAAATCAGGCCAAGTCGTCATCTCTACTCATTAGGATAGTATAAATAAGAGAATAACAAAGCCAGTTTGATTAATCCTGTATTGCACTGGTCGTCACTTTATCGGTTGCAATTTTTAGTATTTTCACGTAATACTTTCTCTACATACCATTGTTCTCCGATAGGACTCTTTTGAGAAACAGTTCCACCTCCGTCAAATCCCTCATTTGCACGATAAGAAGGTGATTGAGGTGCACCATTGATAACAAGAAGAAAGGCAAGTGCCGTAAGAAGTCCATAGATCCAGCCAACTGATTCAACAACACCGTATACAATGGCAATGCCAAAAATACGTCCTAGAATGGAATCAGCAAACATACGATATTCAGAAGGAATAAGGGAAGAATAGACTATCATGACGACAACAATAAATCCATATAATAATTTAGCAGGAGAATCCATCGTTGCGATATGTTGTTGTAGGGAATTTACGAATCCAGTCATGACGCTGCCACCATGTTGATAGTTCTTAGAGGACATTCTGATTACAGCACTTATTTGTTATAGAAGCAACTATACTATACAAATTCATTTGCCGTACTAATTCTTTTGAGCACCACTATATGTGATATATTCATCTAAATTACATTTTCTTGTTTTTGTTTTTTTATACGTTTGACATTTGTTTACCAATTTTTTATATCTTTTATGATTTTTTTTGCTTTTACTTAAGACTATGGTAGATTGCATTTTTGCAGATGTTCCACATGGTTTATATTCCAATTTTGCCATGTAATCAGAACATTCTATATTAGCCGTTTTATTCATTATATCTAAAAACTCTTTTATAGTGTGTTTACCACTCTTTTTTGCACCAATACCTGTGTAATATATATATTTAACCATCTATAATTAAATAAAATATTAAACGTTTTGAAATACAAAAGATTTGGAAATACAAAAGATAGAGCGGAAATGTCGGATATAAGAATGATTGCTTTTGGTAGTAGAGGCAATGAACTATTGCGCTTTAGATGATGCCTTTCAGGAAGTAGGCAGCGCCCCATCTCCGGGATGCGCAACAGATTATGCCACTCGAGCAGCCAGAAAAGAGGAACGTAGAAAGGCGAGACGATGCAAAGGGCCGGCCGCGACATATTTGGATCTTGGAGGACAAGAACAACAAGACCCGGATCGTCAACAATTCACCAAACTTCCTGACATCCCTGCTATGAATTCCTCCACTGGATTGCGAGAGCATACTCCTGTAGACGCTCCGCAGGGATCTCGAGAGCCATTTACGAATGAGCAAATGGAGCCCTATCAGCGCGATGAACCCGAATCTTGTCAGAATTCAATGTCTGAATTTCCAACAAATGTTCCAGGTCCCGCTAAACGACAGCAGAATTGCCCAAATACGAAGAAATTCTTTGGTAAGGGTATTGATGATGATGCATTTGCGGATTATGTCCCAGACCAAGGCGATTATAAGCTACAGCCCAACTTTATGAAGGCATTTGAACAGGCTGGTGTTGCTCGTGCGGGTGCAACTCTCCCCAATCCGTCCGTTAACATGTTTTGGAAGCCACTTACGACAAGTGGCGCTCAGACATCGTTTGTGGAGCACCTGCCTCCACCGGGTGGAAAATACTACGAGCCTCCAGCTAATCATTATGGTGATGCAAGTACATCAGAAATCATGAAAAAGATTGATAAAATTTTTGCTCGTTTGGACGATATGAACAACGCCTCTCCTGAACAGGTCGCTTCAGAGATTATGATGTTTATTTCCAGCGGTATTTTTATTATATTTCTAATGGATTTATTGGTAAAGAAGGGTGGAAGAATGCGATTTTAAATAGTTAGTTGTTTATCTATTGTATGTGTTATATACAATAGATAAAGGTGATATATGATTTATTTCCAGCCAAATGCTTTTGCTAATGCACTACGAGAATTTCCAACGGATTTACCATGATTTTTTCGGGTAGCATTTATTCGGACTCTTTGCTGGTTTGCTATTTTTTGATTCGCTATTTTTTGATTGGCTATTTTTTGATTCGCTATTTTTTGATTGGCTATTTTTCTCTCAGCTAATGCCTTATTAACTGCGGCTTGTACTTTAGCACGCTTAGTAGCGAGTTCAAGAGCCTTAGCAGCATTATTGGTATTTTTCTGGGCGTTTGCCGTAGCACGTGTGGCGTTGTTTGTAGCCTTTTGTAGCGCAGCATTATTTTTTACAACCTGATTTGCTGTATTTTTTACAGTAATACGCGTTGTATTAACAGCAGCTTGATTGGCTTTCATAATCGCCTTTGTTGCAACATTCACAGCATTAGCAGCATTTCGTGCAGAATTTCTGGCCAAATTAAGCGCAGCCTTTACCTCCGCATTTACCATGTTTCTATGTATAGCATAGAAATTATCAGGAATGCTTTCGTCGAGTTATATTTTTAGTTCGCCGATTACGTTGCGTATGATTTTTGCCGCCTAGTTGACTTTTCATTTCATTTAAATTTCTTTGTAAAGTGCGTATTCGCTGTTCTTGTTTGCGTTCTTTTGCATTTTTAAGTTCCTCTTCAAATTGTTCTATTGCTTTTTGTGTTCTCAATTTAGATTTTTCTCGTCTTTCTTGTTCCATACGCTCTTTATGAGCGCTCCATGCGATTTTATTTTGAGCATCCCTTCTCTCAGCTTCTAATATTTTAGCGCGACGTATTTCTTCAAATGCCTCCCTACCTTTTCTGTCCTCATTATTGGCGTGGCGTTTCCGTTCGCGTTCTTCTTCTGCTTCTGCATTTGCTATCGCTTTCGCTTCGGCATTTCTCTTTACTTTTGCTTCGGCATTTGCTTTCGCTTTCGCCTGTACATTTGCCACTGCTTTCGCTTGTGCTCTTTCCGCGTTCAATAAGCGCTTTAATCGATTATGTTCTGCCTGAATACGTTTCTTTCTCTCATTTGCTTCCTTTGTCGTTTGTTGTCGTCTACGTTCTCTATCTGCCTCTTCCAATTTCTGTCGATTGAGATCTCGCTGTGTCATTGCCTTCAAGCGTAGTTGCTGCTCGGTGGCAAGTCTTGAACGATTATTTACAGATTGTTTGAGTTTTAATTTATTTTGGGAAGGTGCAATCGTATTTTTACGTGTATTGTTTTTACGTACAGCGTTAACAGATGAAGGAAGTAATTTTCTTTTTGAACGATATTCCTTTGCTGCAATATTTCGTAGTTCCTGTTGTTTTCTCTCTTCCTCTCTCTTCATACGATTCGTGGCACGTTGTTCATTTTTTAGTCTTGCCGCTTCTCTTGCTGCTTCTCGTTGTAATTCTTCCTCTACAAGCTTAGCTGCATTTTCTCTCTGCTTTCGATTTGCTTCTTCTTTCTTTCGCTTAGCATTTGCTTCCCTTTTATTAGCTTCTTGTTGTCTCTTTTTTTGATTAGCTTCAGCAAGTTGTGCTTGTCGCTTTAATTCGTTCTCAACTGCTTTAGCTGCTTCTTCATTTTCTCTCTGTTTTCGATTAGCTTCTTGTTTTTTTCTTGCATTTTCTGCTTCTACTCGTCTTTGTTCTGCTTCTGCATTTTCTCTTTGTTTTCGATTTGCTTCTACTCGTCTTCGTTCAGCTGCTTCTTCATTTTCTCTTTGTTTTTGATTAGCTTCTTGTTTTTTTCTTACAATTTCTGCTTCTTCTACTCGTCTTCGTTCAGCTGCTTCTTCTGCTTCTGCATTTTCTCTTTGTTTTCGATTTGCTTCTACTCGTCTTCGTTCGGCTGCTTCTTCATTTTCTCTTTGTTTTCGATTAGCTTCTTGTTTTTTTCTTGCAATTTCTGCTTCTTCATTTTCTTTCCGTTTTTGATTTGCTTCTACTCGTCTTTGTTCTGCTTCTTCATTTTCTTTCCGTTTTCGATTAGCTTCTTGTTTTTTTCTTGCCTCTAATGCGGCTTCTTGTGCACCCTTTCTTACTATTGCGCGCTGCACTGAGATGTCATCATTTGCTGGTATCTTACTAATATAGTTAGCATATATTGATAAATAATTCAGATCTGCTAATTCAATTTCGTCTTTGTTACCAATTTCTCTCAATTTATCTAATACCACTTCTTTACCTGCATCACTATGATATTTAATAGATGTATATCTATTACGAAGCATATTAAGACTATGAAGTGATGTACGATATAGATCTAATTGAAAGTGTAGTTTTCTTAGCTCATCCTTATTTAATTTTAGTAAATCTCCTTTGCTTTCTTCTAATCTACTTTGTATTGCATCTTTGACTTCCCCATCTCCAAGAGAGGTGATATACTCTTCAACGATTGGTATATTGGTATGGATTGAATCTGTATATTTCTTTATTTCCGCCTTCTCTTCTTCCGCTGCATTTGTTGGCAAATCACGAATATAACTCATAGTAGTACGTTCAGGTACTTTCAATAAAAATGTCTTATTTTCAAGTGTCATTTCATTTCTATCAAGAATTTCTCTTATTTTAATTAATTCAGATTTTATATCTGAATTTGCAGCATTTTTAAGGTTATTAATTGCCTTTCCAATCGTTTTATATTTTGTTTTAACGATATTACGTATACTAAATATTTTACGATATTCTTGTAATGATTTTTTCAAGTTAGATAAATCGTTCTTGTTGGATTGGACAAGTGGTTCTTTATTTTTTATTTTAGTTAGTTTATCTCTAATTAGGTTTAATATATCTTTCATATCCTGTTGCATATATGTTCCATTTTTAAGAGAGGCGATATGTTTTTCAAGTAACTCTTCATTGGCCCGAAGTGATACTGCAAATTTCTCCATTTCTTGTGCTTGCTGGGCAATTCGTGCATTTTCTTCTGCTTGGGCACCCGAGGCTGCATTTTTTATAGATTGATTAAAATTAAATGCTTCTTTGTTTGCTTCTTTCTTTTTTAGTATTCTTTCTTCTTTTAATCTTGTGATTTCTTTCGCTAACTCATTTTCTGCATACTTTCCACTTTTTGCTATATAGAAGCCAATAATACTTCGTATAGATACAAGATATCCTTCAGATAATTTATTTATATCCTCTTGGGTTGGTTCCTTTTTTTGTAGGATGTTTATTAATGTACGTAGCTCTCGAAGATTATTCTCCTGATCTGGTGTTCTTTGCAGTGAAGCAAGATAGGGTTCGACAATAAGAATATCATCTTCTAGTTTTTTAAATTTTAAAAATGTTGGTGTTTGTTTTAGATTGACGGCAGGTTGTTCTTTGATACTATCTTTTTCATTATCCAACTCGATACCAACATTACTTAGTGAAATTGCTTCACTAACTGGTGCACTGACTGGTTCACTGACTGGTTCACTAACTGCTTCACTAACTGGTGCACTGACTGGTTCACTGACTTGTTCACTGACTGGTTCACTGACTTGTTCACTGACTGGTTCACTGACTTGTTCACTGACTGGTTCACTTTCTAACACTTCGCTTGATAATCCATTTATGACATCATCGATCATGATAGGAATGGCAGAAGCAACCGCAATATCAGCATCATCTTCTAGTTTTTTAATTTCTGTGCTAACTGGTGCTTCACTAACAGATGCTTCGCTAACAGGTGCTTCGCTAATAACCTCATTATGGCCTTCTATATTTTTATATAAGGCCTTTCTAATAATATCTAACTTTAAATATAGACCATCATTCTTTCTATCTTGCGATGAAACAATTTCTGTTAATTTTGAAAGTAGTTCTCTCTTAATTGGTATATTAATGGATGATACATAATCTGTGATATCATGATGCACTTTACTAATAAATGAGGTACCAAGTTCTTTTATAAGATCATCACTTGATTTATTTGCTAATGTACGCTGTATATCCATATCCATAATCCACTTAAGAACAATTGCATCTGGTATATTCGATGTTCCTTTTTGTAATAATTCTAGAATGTATTGATATAGATTAAATTGGTCGCTCATCATAGTTTGAATAGATTGATGATAATTATCTACAATTACCATTACATCAGGTAAATTCTTCGTTGCGGCCATAGGAAAAAATAGAATAGCTTTGCGTAATTCATCAACAGTTGATACCTGCTGTAATATATAAGAGCACAATAACATAGAGCACATTTGTGAAGAATGTGTAAATAGAGTAGTAAGATATTTTAAGAGATAAGTAGATTGTACAGTAAGCAATTGTTTTTGAAGTTCTAAGACATTATTAAATTGTTTTATCATTTTATCTTTTGAACCCGATGATGTTTTTTTCACAATGGACACAATATCGTCCATCCCAGAAATAATAGTAGAAATAGTATCAGTATCTTTCTCGTCGATAAGTTGCACTGCATCAAATAATACTCTGCTATAAATAGGTGTAGTAGGACGTTCATCTCCAAATATAATATGTACTGTATCTAATAAGTCTTTCATAGGTGCATCAATCTTAGATAAATTTTTTATTTTACCTATCGTTCGTTCAATCATAGGCCCTACAGACATTGTAGTACCTTTAGCATCATATAACATATAATCTATTAATTGTGTAATGTGAAATAAAGCATATAATATATATATCATATTTGTCATATCAGATAGTGTTTGACGATTCTTCGCATGTAATATAGATACCATATATGGTATTGTTTTTTTCAACATTGTAATCTGATCTTCATTGATTCGAATAGCATCAAAATCTTTAAATAATTTTTCAAGAGGTAATATACCGCTACATATGTTATAAAGTTCGTCTTCAATATAGCGATACGCTTCTACTTTATTATTTGAATTTAATTTTCCAATTGATTTATTATTTTTTGGAGGAGTTCTTGTAGAAATTCTTTTTATCGTATGAATGGATAGAAATGTATCAAATAAGGAATCAAATAAGGAATTAATCTTTTTATTAGGAGCAAACAACGAACACATATGACGTTTAGCTTTTGTATCTCCTATTTCTACAATGCGACGTAATATATCATCATCTTTCTCTGTTGGACGGACTACATCATTTACTTCCACAACTACATCTGAAATAGATATTTCATTTATAGGTTTTTTAACATATTCTTGTAAGCGTTCACTAGAAAATCCATTAAGATGTCTACCATTCATATAATCCTCATCCTCCATGACAGAAACAGCAGAAGCAACTGCAATATCAGCATCCTTATCGACTTCATTCTCAACGATAGAAATGGTAAATGCATTATCCGCATCATGACCTTGTACTTCTTGTACTTGTTCTATCATAGCCGACGTATCATTTATTTTAGAAGAAATTACATGTTTTCCAACATAATCTTCCATATGTTTATTTGATAATCTATTATTTTGTATTTGTTCCTGTGCGGTTTGATTAATAGATGTCCCCTTATTATGAGTAATTTTACTATTTTCAAGACCATTTTTTGTAAGACCATTGGCTTTAACACTAATGCTATGTACCGATATATTAGGCATTATCAAATGACCTGGAATCAATACAGATAGTTCAATAGCATGATTAGATTTCTTTTGATAAGTAATTGTAATAGAACTATCTTTCATTGCATCATCTTTTAGAATGGATAAGGTGGGATCTTGTTTATGAATTAAATCAATCAATAAGTCTTTTACAATTGTCTGAACGGCGGGATAGCTCTGTAAAGATAGTGTTGTTTCAGCCGTGGATGGGTTATCATAAAAAGACTGGACGATAATTCTTTTCCTATCCTCGGACACTCCTTGCAATCCTAATTTATTAAATAGAGTGATAGGGCCGGCAGATGTGATATTATTATTACTAGGTAATTCAATACGAGTGCCTAATATGGTTGTGTGTTTTACAGTAGATGGTTCAACCCCAGCCATTCTATAGAGATGATACTTTTTAAAATAAGATTATTTTTACATATCACGTACATACCTATTTCTTCGTATGACTCTTTTTATTCTTCCACCTAATGACTTTGATGTTGTATTTGTCGCATTACCAATAAACACATAAAGAAGTTCTCGACATTGCGTTTGAATTTCATTTATTAACTGTGCCGTCAATGTGTTATGATAGGTAACCGTTCTATCATCATATAGAATACTTGGTGTATTTTCGAGTGTTTTACCAGATTGCGCATTCATACGTATATATCGATAATGACCGCTACTGGAACCTGTCCCTCTACGAAGTATCGTACCTATTAACTTATACTTACGCCCTAATAATGTAATATTTGGTTCTATTGTGATTGGTATAGTATTGTCTTGCCTATTGATGGTAATATGTAGATAACGTGTATTATTAAGATCTA